CAAAAATATGTTTTGGATTATGATAGAATTAATTCTTGGTGGAAACCAAAAGCTATCAGAAGATACACAACATTATTCAATGATAAAAGAATTAAACCTGAGACATTATTTTATGGTGATGTAGTTGGAATGACTTGGGAAGAATGTAAAAATAAATATTTAAAAGAGGTAGGAAGATAAATGATAATTAAAAAGATAAAAGCTAAAAGTCAAGAACAACCATTAGATGTATTAAGGAAAATGTTTGGAAAAATATATTCAGACGAAGAACTATTACAAAGGTATTTAGAGGAGTGGAATAAAAAAACATCATCAGACCATATGGTTGCTTTTTTAGAAGGACACTCAAACATTTACTCAATTGTTTTAGTCAATATTCTTTCAGTATTGGAAGATTGTCATAACAAACAAAGTGAATTTGAAAAGGGTGAGGATGAATATAAAAATATTCAAGATACAATTAATTATTTAGAGGGTATACAAAAAAAAGGTAATTTATTTTTATGTATAGATGGACAACATCGTGTAGATTGTTATGAAAGATATATGAAAGATGAGTTTGTTATATTGGAAGATGTTATATGTAACATACCACAAGAAACAGGAGAGGATATTCCATATAACTTAAAAAAGAAAAAATTTAGTAAACTTCCTGATTATGTTAAAAAATATATTTTAACTAAATATAATGTGTTATTGACATTCATTGAAACAGGTAATTTTGAAGATATAGTTAAGGTTACAATTTATACTAATATTGGAGAGCCTTGGAATGAACACGAAAGTAGAATTATTATACCATCTACCTTTGTTAGATTTTGTTTAAAATATATAAATACTGATGCTCTTTTTAGTAATGTATTTAAAGATTATTGTAGTGATATGAATAAAAAATATTCTTTAAAGAAAAAAGGTTTATCAAGGATATTAACAGAATTTCTTGGATATTATTTTAACACTACGCAGGGAAATATATACAAATGGCCAAAAGAAGAACAATTAAATAAAATGTGTTCAATAGTAGGTTTAAAGGGATTAAGTAAAAATAAATTAGATAACGGAAAAACTATATGTTCCAAATTAGCAGAGGTAATAAATACATTAGATGATATATCTATTAATAGAAGTCAAATCTATAATTTATTCATTCTTTTATGTTGTCTATTTAATTCAAAACATAAATTAAACACATTTAATAAAAAATTAGTTATCAATGATAATAAAGGATTTATAAATTGGTTTTTGGAAATGGAGCTTAAATTAAGAAAGAAAAATAAATATATTTTAGACCAAGATGGTAATTTTATATCCGACCCAGCTGGTAAAAAAGATAGAAAGGGTAATATTAAAAAAGTTGAAAATCCTGAAGCATTTATAAAAAAATGTTCTAATAATGGTGAAGATGAAATTCAGATAAGATTGGAGTCAATGTATGAAAAATTTGTTAATGATTACAATTCATTATTTGCAGAAGGTATTATTGATTTTATTGAAGATGAAAAAGTATCAAAGGGACAACGAGAAACTGTAGCTGTTAACAGTGATTTTACAACAAAGGATGGTGAGAAAAAATCTTTTGAAGAAATATTTGGAAAAGGTAATGATATAGATGTTGACCACGAAACCGCAACAAGACTTGGTGGTGAACATAATGAAAATGAAAATATGGTTTTAAGAACAGCTTCTAAAAATAGAAGCAAAGGTAAAAAGGTTGAAAAAGTTTAATGAATATATTTAATTTTACAGAACAAAAAGACAGTGATAAAGAATATAAATATAAAGTATTGGTTTATCCAAACATAACTTATATGAAAGATTTAGAAAAGGATTCTTATGTAGTTGTGTTAAGAAATGTAATCAAAGAACTAAACAAAGTTCGTGATGATATTCATTGGACAATCCTTTCACCTTATGAAGTTAAGAGTTTAATATTTCCAAACACAACACAATTACCAATTGAATTACCATCATATCCAAACGCTATGAGAACTCATTTTAATCACAAGCAATTATTGAAAACTATTAATTGGAAAAAGAATGATTATGATATTGTGTATTCACATTTACCTGAACACACTTTACAATTATCAAATATGTTTGTTAATGAAACAAACATCAATCCAAAGTTCATTGGTTATTGTCATTGGTATGAAGTACCAGAAAACACAGCATATGCTAAATCAATGTTGATGCACAATATCGCTGGTACATTGGAAATGGAAGAGTGTGGTGTTAATACTAAATGGTTAAAAGATTTAATTATAGAAAAGTCTAAATTAATTTATACCAAAGATGTAACGGATAGATTAGAAAAAATTATTCAACCACATTATCTTGGTGTCGATGATATTTCTACTGGACATAAACATAAACCAAAAACAATTTTATTTAATCACAGAGACAATGAGTATACTGGTTGGGCTTGGTTCGTTAAACGAATGGATGAACTGTGGGAAAAACGACAAGACTTCAAAGTATATTTAACATTAGCAGACTTAGATAGACCATACGCTGAAAGAGTTAAGTTAAGTAGTAGAGATGACTATCTAAATTTTGTTCGTTCAATGCATATGGGTATTGGTTGTTTTCAAAAATATTCTGCTTGGAGTATTTCAACAAC